GCTGTTTGTTTGGGCGTCTAGCATTTTGACGCCTCCGCGAACCCGCGGAGGAGGAGTTCTTTGATTTCGTTTTCGACATCGGGGATAATGTCGACGGGGAGCCTAGGCTGGGAAACATTGACCATCCTACTGCGGAATATATCCTCGATTGCGATTTGCTCATCTGGGAGCACGCCGAACGCAATATAAAAGGACAGTCGAGTCTCTGGCAGCACTTCGAAATCACCACGGTTCATACCGCGGGATATCGTATTGTACCACCAAAAGTCATACTGCCTCTCGAGTTTCTCCACCTGGATGGACGACCGAACGTACATATCATACAAGGAGTGCATAATGGGAATGCCTCCATACATTGCAACGCCCGCGTCTCCTACAGCCCTGATCCAAGCAGAAACACACTGCTTGTGGGTGAATGGGACCAAGGCCACACTATCCTTCGCCAAAGTCGCGACAGGATTGCGAACCATGATGTACTCCCCACCCCCGACATGGATAGGATGTGCCTGGCAGAACTCTATCTTCTCGAGCTCATACACAGGCGCCTCCAACACCATGTCGAATCCCATTTCCAAGAACCAACCCTGGAACCCGGCCATATATCTATGAAGATCATTGCGTTCCATAAAAATAACGCAATCATCCCCATTATTCACAAGGTCGGTGGAAACATCAACATGCTGAGCGTACGCATGCATCATAGAGCACATCAGCAGACAATTGCCTGAAGATGTGTTCATGTCTCCGGACATGCGGCACCCCCTAATGGAATACCGCACGCGCCCATCCGGGCAATAGCCAACCCCATTGTTGACCAATTGCATCCGGAGCAGTCGCGCGAGTTCACTTGACCGGAACCAACCGTTATAAACGGAATGTTCCCACGACAAAGCGTCCTCACTAAGATGCTGGTCGAATCTCTTCGCGTCCGCACCTATCGCGACTGGATCTTTGAACCTCCGCCATTTGCGAGCAATCAAATTGCCCACTTCTGCCATGTTCATACCCTTTGCCACTACGGTGCCCCCCCAAACCCTAGCAATGCCCTGGTACAAGAGCTTTTCGCTGGGTTTCAAGAACCTCCCTAAGGTTGCATTGTACCGCGTACTCCTCGGAGAGATAATTCGCGGAGCAGAATCTCCTTTTTCAGTATGATCGACTTTCTCGTATTTGGCGAATACGCGAACCTCAGCATCCTTACGACTTAAAGGATCCAAAGAAAGAGAATCCACGGCTTGCTGGTAAAGCACCTGTTTGCGACCCCGATACATTCCCGGAATTTCTTCCAAAGCAATCGGGGTGGTCGAAGGCAGGCGCCTCAACAATTCAGCCCTGAATCCCCTCAGTCTAGCGTTAAAAACGCCATCCAAAGGACGTGGAGCGACCCTAAACACTCCATCATTGCCGCGGCGATATAAAACACGCTCCGCTACGCCGCGAACAAGATTCTTCAATGTATTATTATGGACGGAAATCCTCCGGCCGGGATTGAGGCCTGCGATGGTTATAAACCTACGCAGGCCATCGCGTTTCCCCACCCACTTTCTGACATCCAACCCGGGTAACTCAGGTACTTGGACCTGAGTATCCATGCCAGTAGTAATGGCGGGGCACCCCTAGTAAGGGGTCTCCACAGCGGACGTGGTTCCCGAGAACCAGCCCAACAGTGGTATGGGTTTGCGAAGGCGGGTATTTGTGGCACGCGCATAGGCGTGCGACTGTTTCATCTGAGATATCTCACGCTCTTCAGCAGTCTTCAAAAAGTAGAAGGCTACCACATGGGGCGTGAAATGATCTATATGGGTGGGACGCATTCCTACACCATCGTCCCCTGCCCATTTCCGAAACTCCCGAGATACAACGAGCCGATTGGCAGGAGTTTCCTCCATAAAGCCAACCTTAGCTCGTATGTTTGTTATAGCGCGGACTACTATCCGCGAGCGTAGCCCCCTGCGCCGGGGGTTGCCGTGCGCGATGGTGGAATAACTGGTTATGAGCCAATCAAGATCCACATCACCGCGCAGGTCCCCCCCCGACGCCACATACTCTAAGTACTCAGAGTATACCGCTTCCTCTTTTGGCATGATGAAACCCGAGCGGAGGTACCACCATAACCAACCCAATGACGCAACCAGACAAAAGCCTGATATGAGCCAGAAGCCACACCAAGCAAAGTGAGCTGATACAAGAAGGCAAAAAGCCATCAGCGCAATGAGCTCACTATCGCTATTCATGACGAGGTGTGCAAGGGGTGTTTGTGCA